TTTGGTCCTAAACTTGAACTAGTTTTGGTTTAGTTAAAAAAAATAAAATGGAAATAAAAAAATTTAAAATTTCAGATCTAATTTTTGCAGATTACAATCCAAGAACTTTGACCAAAGCTGCACACAAAGATTCGAAGGAATCATTGACAAAGTTTGGAATGGTTGATCCAGTGATCATCAACATAAATGAATTAAGAAAAAACATCATAATTGGTGGACATCAAAGAACAAAGGTTTGGAAAAGCATGGGACACAGATCAGTTCCATGTGTTGAATTGGATCTTTCATTGGACCAGGAAAAAGAATTGAATGTCAGATTGAACAAAAATGTTGGATCATGGGATCATGATATGTTGGCAAACAATTTTGATCTGGATGAATTGAAGGAATGGGGTTTTTCAGACAAAGATCTGTTGATGAAAATTGATGATCTTGAAATGGAAAATCCAGAAAATGAAAACGAAAAAGAAAAATGTGAACACTGTGGAAAATAAAAAAGTAAAAATTGCAATGTATGATCCAGAAAAAGTCGGATCATTTGAAATGATGTTTGGTTTTAAACAGCCGAAAACATACAGACCAAACAAATGGATTCCAATTTCTGAAAGAAAACAAGAAAAAAAATTGAATTATGGCAATATATAAATGTGAAAAATGTGGATTTGAAAAGGAAATCAAAAAAGCAACAATTGTTTTCATTGATGGATCTTGGAATGTTAAAGAATCATTGTGTCAAAAATGTGAAATTTATATGGATTCAAAACCAACTGATGGAATTCCAGCATTGATCAGAACTGAATCATCACTGACAAAAAACAGATGACAAAAGGAAGGAAAAAAATTCCAACAAAGTTGAAAGAATTGCGTGGCACAACTAGACCAGATCGGTTGGTTGAAAATGAAATGGTGGTTGCATTGGTTGCAGAACTTCCAGATCCACCAGAATGGTTGTCAGTAATTGGAAAAAATGAATGGACCAAAGTTTGTTCAGAGTTGTTTGGCAAACAAATGTTGCATCAAATTGATTTGAGATTGATTGAATCATATTGCAATGCAATGTCTTTGCACATTGAAACAGAAATGATGTTGCGTGAAAAGGGAAGGATTCAAATATATAAAAACACAGATGGAACAATCAGACATGCACAGTCAGTTCCATATCAAAAAATTGCCAATGATGCACTGGACCGAGCATTGAAAATTGCAAGGGAATTTGGTTTGACACCATCATCCAGGACATCAATTTCAGCACCATCAATCAACATTCAAAACAATCAAACAAACTATTTTGACTAAGAAAAAAGAATATTATTTTGACAGTGTTGAAGCTGAAAGAGCAGTTTCATTCATTGAAAAATTTGTGCAGCACACAAAAGGTGAACTGGCTGGACAACCAATGATCCTGGAAAAGTGGCAAAAAGATGACATCATCAAACCTTTGTTTGGATGGAAAAACAAAGAAACTGGGTTGCGAAAATTTCGCCAATGTTACATTGAAATACCAAGGAAAAATGGGAAATCAACTTTGGCTGCTGCACTTGCAATTTATATTTTGTTTGCAGATCAAGAACTTGGTGCAGAAGTTTTTTCATGTGCTGGTGACAGATCACAAGCATCAATCATTTTTGACATTGCAAAGAACATGATCCAGAGTGATCCAGATTTGAAAAATCGTGCTGAAATTTACAGATCATCAATCATCAATCCAGCAAAGGGGAACACATACAGAGCATTGTCAGCAGATGCAAAGTTGCAACATGGACACAATGCACATGCAATTTTGTTTGATGAACTACACACACAACCATCTGATGAACTTTGGAACACCATGAAAACTTCAATGGGTGCAAGAACACAACCATTGTTGATTGCATTGACAACTGCTGGATCAAACAAAACTGATGGGAACATCTGCTGGACCATGCATTCATATGCAATGAAGGTGATGGAAGGATCAATTGATGATCCAACATTCCTTCCAGTGATTTATGCTGCACATGATGATGATGATATTTCATTGGAATCAACCTGGATGAAAGCAAATCCAAACTATGGTATTTCAGTCCGTAAAGAATACATGCAACAAGAAGCAAAATTGGCAATGGATTTGCCTTCATATGAAAATGCATTCAGAAGGTTGCATCTGAATCAGTGGACCACAAGTGAATCCAAGTGGCTGTCTGATCAGCAATGGATGGCATGTGATCAAGAATTGAAAATTGCAGATCTAAAAAACAGACCTTGTTTTGGTGGTTTGGATCTTTCATCAGTCAGAGATCTTTCAGCATTGACATTGTTTTTTCCAATGGATGATGGAACATATCACATTTTACCTTTTTTTTGGTTGCCAAAATTAACTGCACAAGAACGATCCAGGAAGGACAAAGTTCCATATTTGGAATGGGCAAGAAATGGATTCATTGAATTGACAGAAGGTGATGTCCAGGATTATGAATTTATAAGAAAAAAAATCAATGATCTTGCACTGGAATACAACATTCAATCCATTGCATATGACAGATGGAATGCATCACAACTGGTGATCCAGCTTCAAGATGATGGTGCAAATCTTTCACCTTTTGGAATGGGATATGTCAGTCAATCTGCACCAACAAAAGAACTTGAAAAAATGGTGTTGAAGCAAGAAATTGTTCATGGTGGAAATCCAGTGATGAGATGGCAAATGCAGAATGTTCAATTGAAAACAGATCCAGCAAACAATTGCAAAGTTGACAAAGGAAGGTCCAGTGAAAAAGTGGATGGTGTTGTTTCAACTGTCATGAGCATTGGAGAATGGATGCTTTCAGACACAAGTGGATCAGTCTATGAAGGTCGTGGAATCCTTTCCTTTTGATTAAATATCCAAAATATATTTTGAACATGTTGACTGAAAATGGATTTGATGAAAGATATTTTCATCACTGCAAATCATCCAAAACATATGTTGAAGCATATGCAAAAACAGAACTTGAATTTTTCAAATTTTTTGAATTGAAAAAATATTCATCTTATGATTCATTCAGAGTTTCACACAATAAAAGGATCAAAAAGATCATAATTTTCACAAATATATGAAAATGATCAAATGCATCCAGATCAATTTTGGTGACTTTTAAGCAACTTTGATGATGTTGACAACTGCTAGTATTAAACAATTGAGATAATCAAACAGCATCAAATCACTAGAGAAGAAAAAAACAGAAAAAAATGAAACTGAATTCCATGTCCGTTCATGTTTCAATGACTATTTTTGGAAAAAATAAACACACAGCATGGGAATATTTGATCCAATCACAAGACTTTTTTCACCAAAAACAGAACAAAGATCAAATCCATATTGGAACAATTTCATGTATGGAAACAGCATGTCTGGTGCAGTGGTGAACAAAGATACAGCAATGGGATTCACACCAGTGTTCAATGCTGTCAGATTATTGTCTGAATCAATTTCACAAATTCCATTGGAAGTTTGCATCAAAGAAAATGATGGTGATATCACCAAATTGAAAGACCATGCATTGTCAAGGATCTTGACATTGAATCCAAATCAACAAATGACAAAAGTCACTTTTATCAGCAAGATCATTGTTGATCTTTGTCTTGATGGAAATTCATATGTTTACATTGAAAGAAATGATGCTGGAATTCCTATTGATTTATATTGTTTGAATGCTGATCATATTGAAATGGTGTTCAAAGAAAATGAAGTGTTTTATAAAAACAATCAAGAAAACAAAGTTTATTCAAACAATGAAGTGATGCACTTCAAAACACTTTCAACAAATGGATATGTTGGAGTGTCACCAATTGATCAATGCAGAAATGCAATTGGTTGGGGTTTGGCTGTGGAAACTTATGGAAACACTTTTTTTCGCAATGGTGCAAAACTAAGTGGCGTATTGTCCACAGACAGACAGATGTCAGAACTTTCAATTGAAAGATTGAAAACTTCATTTGCACAACAATATTCAAATCTAAATGATGCAAACAAAACTTTGGTCCTGGAAGAAGGATTGAAGTTTCAACAAGTGTCAATCAGTAATGAACAAGCACAATTTCTTGCATCCAGAGATCTTGCAATCCAGGAAATTGCAAGGGTTTACAGTATACCACCACATATGTTGAAGGATCTTTCAAAATCATCTTTCAACAATATTGAACAACAA